GAGATCAAAGCAAATGATCAGCTAAATAGTAGAATTGAGGGCGTAAATGCTATTGTAACAACAATCTGTAAAGATTGGGATGGTACGGATTGGATACCCCGACCAACTAATAATCCTGCAAGTCTACTACTATATATTCTAGAACACCCTGCTAATGCTTATCGTATACTACCAGAAGATGTTACTACTAAGATTAACATGATAGCCCTAAAAGACTGGCATGTATTCTGTACTAGTAACGGATATACCTTTAATTCTGTGGTTGGTAGCCAACGTAGCGTTTTAGAGATCTTAAAAGACATTTGTGCAGCAGGCCGTGCCTCACCAGCAATGGTAGATGGTAAGTGGACTGTTATTATTGATGACATAAAGCCGGACATTATTCAGCACTTTACGCCCCATAATAGTTGGGGATTTGAGGCTACTAAGCGTTTACCAAAACAACCACATGCACTACGTATTAGTTACTTAAATGCTGAGTCAGACTACCAAGAAGATGAAGCACTTATTTATAATGCTGGATATGGTCCTACTGCAGATGTTGGTATCAAAGCAGCTGAAATCTTTGAACAAATTAGTTTACCTGGTATAACAGATTATACCACAATTACAAAACATGCTCAATGGCACTTAGCACAAGCTGCTCTACGCCCGGAAATCTTTACATTAAATACAGACCTAGAATACTTAGTATGTAATCGTGGTGATCGTGTTAAGGTAATGCATGACGTACCTTTGTGGGGCATTGCTAGTGGTCGTATTAAGAGTAGATTAAACACTGCTACACCTACTAACATTACGTGGGCTTCTAGCGTTGCAACAGCTACTTATCCTACTACACCTTATCCCCTATACGTCGTAGGCACAAGTATTCTAGTAGCAGGATCGTCGGTTGCAGGCTATAACGGCACTAAAACTGTAACAGCTTGCACTACTACGTCAGTTAGTTGGACAGAAGCAGTTAATCTAGGTACCGCAACTTGTAGTAGTATTGTTAAAACTACTACTGCCATCTCAGTTACTGGAGATATTGCAACAGCTACTTTTGCTACTCATGCGTACATTCCTTACGCTGTAGGCGATAGTATTGTGATTACAGGTGTTACACCTATAAGTTATAATGGTACAAAGATCGTTAGTGCTTGCACTACTACGTCAGTTAGTTGGGCAGAAGGATTATTAGAAGATGCTACTATAAATGGTGTCATAACTGGCGGCCCTAGTATAAGCAGTTCAGTTTGCAGCGTTTTTGAGTTAGATGAAGACGTAGAGCTAGTATACACTAAGTCATACACTATTCGTGTACGCAGTAAGTCTGCAAATAGCGTTACTCGTACACTAGATGTTACTGGTACTAATTATTATTATGATGTAATTAAACTGACAACTTCTGCTACTGTAGATGAGATCGGTATTAATGACTTATTTATGTTAGGAGACATAAATAAAGAATCAGTAGACTTACTAGTATTAGCAATTGAACCTTTTGGTAATCAAAACGCTAAGATCACCCTAGTAGACTATGCTGAAGAACTATTTACTACCACATACGCAACAGATAACTTTACGGTTCCAACGTACAAGACCAATATTACTCTGCCTAGTAAGGGACTAGTACAATCTATTGTATACAAACCAATCATTACTAGTGTGATTAGTGATGAAACAGTAATGGAACAAGTCGCTACCGGAAACTTTAAAATCAATATAAAAGTTGGCTTTACTAATCCTCCTAATTTACCCACTAATGTTAGTCATATTATTGCTGAAGTAGATGCTGAAGGCGATAATGTTGATAACTGGCTTACTTCTGTTATTACTGAAATAAGTAAACAAAGCGTTACTATTATTGGTGTAGATGAACTAAAGACCTATAGAATTCGCGCTAGGTATGTTAGCCAAGACGGTCGTACAGGTCCTTGGCAGGTAGCAATCATTTCTCCTATTACTAGTACTACAATAGATGGTTCGGGTAACCTAACTATTAATACTGTTTCTCGTCATAGTTTTAGTGTTGGTACTCCAGTATACTTGTACAATAATAATTCTGGTAATAATACCTTAAATAATATTTATGTTGTAGATTCGATACCAACTAACACAAGTTTAACTTGTGTTATAACACGAACTGTATTATCAATAACTACTACAGCTACAAGTGGAGCATCTGGAGTTGCTACAGCAACTTTCACAGACGTAGGATACATTCCATATCCTGTAGGTAGTCAGATCACTATTGCTGACGCAAGTCCTGCTAATTATAACGATACAGCGTTAGTTACTGCCGCAGATAGCTCATCGGTAAGTTGGGTAGATGCTGCATGGGGTAGTACTCCTACTGCTTCTACTGTAGGTAAAATAACACCAAGTATTACTACTACTACAATTACACAGTCTGTAGGTACAACAATAGTAGTAGCTAATGTACCTACTCAAAATTACATATCATTTGCACCTGGAAGCAGCGTTACTATTAGTGGTAGTACTCCTACTACATTTAATGGTACTTATAAGGTAACAGCCAGTACACCAACTACTATTAGTTGGGATCCAAATATACTTACATATCCAAATACATTCTCAGAAGGTGTATGGATTAAAAACGGTGTTACACCGGAATATAATACTCCAGACGTAACAGCCCCTGATGGGACATTAACAAGTACTAAAATTACTAGTGTATCAACACCTAATCTATACAGAACACTAACAGCTACTACTACTTCTATTACGCTTGCTGTATATTTTAAAGCAGGTACTAGAACATTAGCAGATCTCATAATACGAAATAATACTACAGCAACTAATTTAAGTGTTGGTACTTTTAACTTAACAGCAGGTACTGCGACGGGTGCATCAGCTACAATGTCTTCTGTTGGCAATGGCTGGTACAGGTGTACTATTACTCAAAATACTGGTATAACTATAGGAAATACTATAGCTCTATACTGGGGTGCTACTGGTGGTACTATCACTGCTGGACTGTATTGGTATGTATGGACGGCTGTAGCTACTACTACTGCTCCCAACTTACTTACTTACCCAAATGATTTTGATAACGCTATTTGGAGTAATCCCGGCCCTAATATGATAATTGGGGCAAATGCAGTATCTGCTCCATTTGGTGGGTTAACAGCCGATACCCTTATTCCTAGCACAACTAATACTACACACTATATCATACGATCAAGCGGAACAGTAGGTGCTACAGAAACATTATCAGTATATGCAAAAGCGGGTGGTTATAGCTGGCTAAGATTAGCCGTTGGTAGCTCACTTGTATGGTTCAATGTCAGTTCTGGAACAGTAGGTACTATATCAGGAACTACTACACCTAATATAGTACCTGTCGGTAATGGCTGGTATCGTTGCAGTATGTCTGGTATTCGTGTTAGCAATGCTAATAATGTAATACTGTGCTCACCCACAGACAATGTTGCAACTTTTGCGGGCAATGGTACTTCTGGCGTTCACGTCTGGGGTGCTCAGTTATCAGTAGTAGCTATAGGGGGCACAATAGTTCGTGATCTAAATGCTGGAACTTGGTCTACATCACCAACTCTACAACTAGATGAAGATCTTAGTACTGGTCAAGGTCTAGTAAGCTCTAAATTCAATACTAATAACTATTACCTAGCAGAAAATCTATCACACAAAGTAATTGGTAAGACTAGCCCACCAGGTACTGTTACTGGCTTTACAGCCACTAGAGACTATAGCGCCGGTAAGCTAAACTTAAACTGGGCAGCAAACCTGGAGCTTGACGTACAATTCTACGAAGTACGTACAAATGCAAACTGGACCACAGACACTGGTCGTGTTTATTTTGGTAATAGTACTTCTTGTACTACGACACCAGTAGGTCCTGTAAATACTACAACAACATACTACATAAAAGCAATTGATTATTCCGGCAACTATAGCGTTACCGAAGCAACTACTACGCATCAAGTAATAGCACCAAATACTATTAGTGTTGCCCCTAGCTTTGTACTTAACAGTAGCACTACTAATTCTGTGGATACTACTGGTACATTTACATGGATAGAACCAACAGGTAGTGCCTTTGCTATCGATCGTTATAAGCTAACTTTAACAAAACCAGGTGCTATAGTGCTCACTGAAGAAGTAAGGGGTACTACTTGGACCATACCCGTAAACTGGATAGGTTCCGCAGTCCTAACTATTCAATCAATAGACATCTTAAATATTTACTCAGCTCTATCAAGTCCTTATGGGGCAACTAAAGTAGTACCAAATGCTGTAGATGTGGGAACAATCGCAAAAACTATATCTGGTACTGGAATTATTGTAGACTGGCAAGAAGTAGCAACTGTAGCAAATGGTATGCCTGTACAAGGGTATGAGATCCGTACTTCTGATGCTAACTGGGGAAGTACTAGTATTAAACCTATATATATAGGATATACTAATAGTACCTTTATCGATCTTAAGGATAATAGTACTACTGGTACAAAATCTTATTACATTAGATCTTTTGATATAGATAGTAGATATAGTGCTACAGCTACATTTAGTCATGATGTATTAGCACCTACAGCTCCTATATTTAATCCTGCTGTATTTGCTGATACTAGTTTAACAAATGCTACTGTTACAATTAGTTGGAGCGCTATTACTCCTGAGTACGGTCTATATGGTTATAAGTTAATATATAATTCCACAATACAAATATTAAATACAACAAGTATTACACTACCAGCAGACTGGGGTATTGGTACTAGAACATACACTATACAAACAATAGATAATCTAACTAATCTATCAACTATAGGTGCTAGTAGTACTCAACTAGTTACTAAGTCTGCGCCCGGTATAGTAACTAACTTTACAGCCAAAGTAATTGACAATAACGTATTATTTTACTGGACTCCTCCTGTAAAAACAACACTACCTGTTGATCACGTTACTATTGTTAGAGGTACTTCATATGCTGCAGGTCTTACTAGTGGCTTTATTGGTGATAAAACAGGTAGCTTTACTACTGTTTTAGAGCAAACAGGTGGTACATACCAATACTGGATTGCAGCAACCGATACAGACGGTCAAGTAGGTACTGCAGTTAGCTTAACAGCTACAGTAGCGCAACCTCCAGACTATGTATTTAATGCTCAGTATGATAGTAGTTTTACTAGTAGTTACCTTGGTAGTGTTGGTATAAATACTAATACTATGCTAGATAATGGTGGTATAGTACTACCGGTAGACGTTACTTCTTCAGTAACTAACCACTTTACTGGCGGTAGCAGAACTTGGACAGCCCCGCAGTCTCAGATAGATGCAGGTTTTCCTATCTACATTCAACCAGCAAGTACTACTGGATATTATGAAGAAGTATTTAACTATACTAAAACACTAGCAAGTAGCCAAATTATTTTAAGTTATTCAGGTACCGCTATTAATAATCCTGATATTGTTACTACTATTAGCACAGCACCAGTAGGTTCTACAGGTGCTGGTACAGTTACTAATACTGCTGGTAGTACTACTGTTACTGGTGTTGGTACTTCTTTTGGAACCGGTACACTAATAGTTGGTAATTATATTACTATTCCTAATAGTGTTTTAGGTCAAACTGTTCGTATTACTGCAGTTGCAAGTACTACAAGCATGACAGTAACACCTGCGGTACAGTTAGCAAATACTACTGTTAACTACTATCAGCCAGGTACCTGGACAGACTATGTAGGTGTAACTTCTGCACTTGGAGTAGC